TGGGAACCTACCACACGCGCTAACATCAGCCACAAGAAATGGTTACAGGAATACGAGTGTGAATTCCTTGGTACAGGTGATACTTTTATTGAGGGTCAGATATTACAGGCACTTACGGAGAACATAAATGATAACTTCTATCGCAAGTACAATAACCGAATGTATGTGTGGAAAGATCCAGACCCTAACTCAACATACTTTATGGCGGTCGATGTGGCGTTGGGTCGTGGGCGTGATTATTCTGCTTTCCAAATTATTGATCTTTATTCAGGTGAGCAAGTTGCTGAGTTTTACTCTAACACCACACCTATAAACGAGTTTGCTCGTATTTGCTTCGATGAAGGAACCTATTATAATTTATGTCCAGTTCTCGTTGAGCGAAATACCATAGGTAATAATTTACTTGATTACCTATTTGAGCAACTTGAATATGAGAATGTCTGGTTTGACGAGAAGCAGCAAATGGGATTACAGATAACCGCCAAGAATCGTGATAATATTCTAGTAGAGATGGAAGAAGCGATTCGCATGAACGAAGTTAAAATTAATTCTAAGAGAACTGTTATGGAGCTTAATACCTTTATTATCAGCGATAATGGTAAAGTTAAGGCAGATACTGGACAAAATGATGACCTTGTGATGAGTTTAGCACTATCTATTTATGGCGGAAGACGCTATAGAGAGGAGAACCCTGAGATAGTTAAATTTAATCCTGCAAAAGAGAAAAAGCCGATGAGCATATTAAAATCACATCAGCTTCTTAGCAGTAGAGGAACCGTCCAAGAGGATATAACATGGTTGATCAAATAAACGAGAACGCTGGGCCAGGACAGACCACATGGACACCTATCGGTGATGGTAGTGTTCAGACCATGTATTCTACAGGATACATGTCCAAGATCTTTGCTAAATTCTTTGCAACAAAGGCACAAGAGAAATTAGCTGCGGCTGGTGATCCAAGATCAATTGAAGGTGATTTAATTGTAAACCCCAATGCAATGGGGACCATAGCAGAACCCCTTTGGAATTACACTAGAGGGTTACCTTTCCTCCCAGAATCTGAACTAAACAGGAAGCGTAGATATGACGAGTACGAGAAAATGGATGACTACCCAGAAATTACTGCGGCTCTAGACATTTACGCAGATGATTGTACTCAAAAAGATATTAGAAATAAAAGGTGGACAGTAAAATCGGAGAGCAAGGAAGCTATTGAAGAAGTTGAAAAGCTATTTGAAAGAATCCGCCTTGACAAGTATTACTGGGATATTGTAAGAGGTGCCTGTAAGTTTGGAGATGGTTTTATAGAAACAGTTGCCAATGCTAATGATATGGGCGCTGGTATACGAAAAATAAAAATCCTTAACCCATATTACATCATGAGGATTGAGGATAAGTTCGGATACCTAAAAACATTTATTCAGGAGATACCGCAGCAGAACTCGAATTCAGGTGACTGGCATACTTCTAAATCTACTTACTTGGAATTAGATAAGAATCAGATCATTCACTTTAGGTTACATAGCTCTGATCCAAAATACTATCCATACGGTAAATCAATTCTGGCTGGTGCAATTAGGGTTTATAGATCTCTAAAGCTTATGGAAGATGCTATGCTCGTCTATCGACTCTCTAGAGCACCTGAAAGAAGGATTTTTTATGTTGATGTGGGTAATCTTCCCGCTTCAAAAGCAGAAGCTTTCCTTGAGAACATGAAAACTAAGTTCAAAAAGGAAAAATTCCACACAAATAACAGAGTAGACGGTCGTTACAACCCTCTCGCAGTTGATGAGGACTTCTTTGTACCTGTTAGAGGTAACCAAGGAACCAAAATTGACACTCTTCCTGGGGCTCAGAACCTTGGTGAGGTTGATGATGTTAAGTATTTCCGTGATAAGCTTCTCGCAACTCTAAAAATTCCTAAAGATTACATCGTTGAGTACGACAAATCTCCTGAAAGAAAGGCAAACCTTAGCCAACTTGATGTAAAATTTGCTCGCGTGATTCAACGAGTTCAAGATTCAGTTGCTCAAGGTTTTGCTGAGATAGCTAGAAGGCACTTAAATATGGTTGGATTCCCAAAAAGTGTCATTAAGAATCTCAAAATACAGCTACCAGACCCTTCTGATGTGTTTATAAAGCGCAAACTTGAGATAGATGAAGCCAAAGCTAGAGTAGTTCAAGCTGTAGTAGGTACTGGACTGTTCCCTACCAGCCATATCTACAAAGAATTCTATGATATGACGGAGACCGAAATTGAAATTCTAAAAGAAGAACTTCAAAAAGAGCAACAGGAGCAAGCAGAGCAAGAATCTACCCAAATGGCTATGCAACAACAGGCCCAGCTTGCTGGTCAAATGCAGCAAACACAAGCTCAGGGCGAAACTGACATGGCAGTTTCTCAAAATCAGGCGGCTATGGACATGGCTGTTGCCGATAATCAAGCCAAAAATGATATTGATGTTAACAAATCACAACCAAAGCCGAAACCTACAGCTAAAAAAGAGGAAATTGAACAATTAGAGGTTTTGAAAAGGAAATATCTGATTGAAGAGGGCGCAGATTCTCCAAAATACAAGGCCATAAGCAGAATTTTGAAAAATAAAGTTCAATTTTAAAAAATTAGCCCTATAAAAAACTATATAAATAGAGAAATATACACTATAGCTATGAAAACATTCTTCAATCAAAGAAATAAGAAAATTTCTAATCTAAATTTCATGTCCGATAACCTAGGACACTCACTAAGGGAGAATGTAACCCTATTTTCTGTTGATGACGCCTCTTCTAGAGCGACTTTCGTGACTGAAAGTGGGAATATCATCGAGGGTACATTTTATTTTGGTGAAACAATGATTCTAGATGACATTGATGTGGAATCTGGGGAGGTTTTCACTGAAGAAGAGAAGTTTGATTCCTTAACCAAGAATCAAATTTCTTCTTTTATTGACAATGTGTACAACGACCAGCTTGCAGGTGCAGGTGAAGCGTTTGATAATTTAATCGAAGCTTGGGGTCAAAGAGTTCGTTTCAATCAAACTGTAGAAAAGTTGCAAGAGCAATCTGAAGCTTTTAATAACACCTTCAACATTGTAAGCACTCAAGAGTTTGAAAGATTCCTAGAACTTTCAGAGAACATTTCTAAATTCTTAAAGGAGAACTCTGAGAAGGTTTTATCAATACCAGAAATAGTAAATGCAGTCAAGCTTTCAGAAACTGTTTCAAGAGCTTTTGATGTTCCTAGAATGTCTATTGATGATCTGAAGGAAAAAGGTTCTTTTGAGGTATCATTAGATGAAAACTCTGATATCTACGAAATGGTTTGCAAGCAAGAGCTTGTAAAGAAAGAAATCCTTGAGTCAAAGAAGTCCTTTGATACTGTTTGGGTTACTGAAGAGTGTATTTCTAATTTAGCTCTAAAAATCTTTGAGGAAGACGATTCTGTTGTAAGACAAGCTCTTGTAGAAGCTTTTGTCCAGATTCCTTATCTAGCACTTGTATCAAAGAAGCAACTATCAAACACCATACACAATAATCTTGTGACTTTAAGTGAGTCAACTGACTTTAGCAAAAATGATCTAAAGTTATTCGTTGCTAAGTTGTTTGAAATGAAAAAACCACTTAAGGAAATGGTTTCTACTCTTCTACAAGAAAAATACGGAGTAAACATCAACAACCTTAAAGAAACTCCAACCTTTAAAACACTTTTAAACACAGAAGTCCTTATTTTTGAATCTTTAGCTAAAATTTCACCAAGAGGTAGTGCTATTAGAGAGTGCTTCTCTGGAATGGCGGAAATGCTTAAATCAAAAAACGGTGTTGAAGCAATTGATGTCAACAACGGTCTTAAGTACATTTTTGAGCACTCAGGTTATGAGAGTGTTTATTCAGACGAAGCTGTCGTAAGTTCTTTTAGATTAAATGAAGAACTATCTTCTGATGAAGATGTAGTCGAAATGATTATGTCTGAATTGTTCACAGAAGCTCTTGATCCTGTTGGTAAAGAAGATAAAGATGTTAATAACGATGGCAAGGTTGATAAAACTGATAAGTATCTAAAAAATCGTAGAGATGCCATAGGTAAAGCAATTAAGGGAAAGGGTAAAAAGAAGAAAGAAGAAAATGATGATGAGCCAGAGATGGATGATCTTGAAGAAGAGGAAGTCACTCAAGGAATGACAGCCAAAGATCTCATGAAAGCTCTTAAAGATATAGAAGCCCTAATTGAAGATCCTATTGATCTTGACGAAGAATGATATATAATATATCATGGCTGATAGAATACCTTTACGGATAGTAAACCTATCCAGCGGACCAACTATAGGAGAGTTTCGCTCTGGTGATACCCTAGGAATTATTCATGGGGGAACAGGTGTTTCTAGTTTAGCTCAGTTTAAAGATGATTTAGGATTAAATGATCTTTACTTATCATCTGATCTTAATGATATTGATCCAGTTCTTAGAGCAGGATTAACATCTCCAACGGCAGGAGACAGTTTAATATGGAATGGTCTTCATTGGACTGTTTCAGCACTTGATGCAGTAGGTGAACTTTCAGCATTAACTGATGTTAACATAAGTTCTCTTGTTCATGGTCAAAGCTTAGTATACTTCTCTTCAACTGGTAAGTGGGAGAATGCCTATCCTGTCGGTGCTGGTAGCGCAGGTGATCACGGAGCTTTACAAGGTTTAGCAGACAACGATCATCCTCAGTATGTTCTATCAGCTACTAACTCAGCACTAAGTGCATTAGTTGCAAGTATAGAAGCGTCTACTGTTGCGCTTTCTAGTTATATTGCTACCAACGCAGGTGATCATGGTAACCTTACAGGTCTTTTTGATAATGATCACCCCCAGTATGTATTAAGTGCAACCAATGTTACTTTATCAGCACAGGTAGAACTTAATGAGGGTGACATTCTTGATCTTTATACTTATATTGCTACTAATGAAGGTCTATGGGGTGGAACCTTATCTGCTATTGATCACGGTGGTTTAAGCGGCCTATCAGGTAACGATCACCCTCAGTATGTTCTATCATCAACAAACTCCGCTCTTAGTTCGTTAGTAACTAATGTTGAAGGTTCTACTGTATCTCTTTCTGCTTACATAGCAGCAAACGAAGCAGCATGGTTAGCAGATGCTGATGTAAGTACACTGTCTGGTCTGGGGGATACCAATTTTGTAGATGTTGAAGACGGCCAGATTATAAAATACGACTCTGGTACGAGTGCTTGGCTTAACGACTATCTTGATTACTCAGTAGCAAAAGTATACAACAACTCAGCAGCCGCAATCAGTAAAGGCGCTGTTCTAACAATCACTGGTGCTCACAACCCAAATACCGCTTATGTTGATCTAGCAAGAGCAGATTCACAAAGCAGTATGCCTGCTATTGGTATTGCCAACGCTGATATTGCCATAGGTGCCGAAGGTCTTGCTATTACATTTGGTCGTGCTGCTGGTCTTAATACTTCTGGATTTACAGAAGGTGATAAGGTTTATGTTAGCCCAACTGTAAAGGGCGGTCTTACACAAACAAGACCAACAGCAGGAAACCATCTAGTACAGAATGTCGGTATCGTAATGAGAGCCGACGCTACCAATGGTGTAATTAAGGTCACTGGTATTGGTAGATCAAACGACATTCCTAACGCTGTCATAACAACTCTTTCTGGTGACGCCGATTACATTTACATTGATGATGGCGGCACATGGAAGAAGATTGCTCCATCTGATCTTGCTGTATCAGGTCTGACTGGTGCTCAGGGCGCACAAGGTGCTCAAGGATACCAAGGTACTCAGGGCTTTGACGGACCTCAAGGGGCACAAGGTTATCAGGGCACTCAAGGGTTCGATGGTCCTCAAGGTGCCCAGGGCTATCAGGGTACTCAAGGTTTTGTAGGTCCTCAGGGCGCTTCAGGAACTCAAGGTGATACAGGACCTCAAGGAGCCCAGGGTTATCAAGGTACTCAGGGCTTTGACGGACCTCAAGGGGCACAAGGTTATCAGGGCACTCAGGGCTTCGACGGTCCTCAAGGTGCTCAGGGTTATCAAGGCACTCAAGGTTTCAATGGTCCACAAGGAGCACAAGGATACCAGGGCACGCAAGGTTTTGATGGCCCACAAGGTGCTTCTGGAACTCAAGGTGATACAGGACCACAAGGAGCACAGGGATATCAAGGTACGCAAGGGTTTAATGGACCTCAGGGTGCTCAGGGTTATCAGGGCACACAAGGTTTTAACGGTCCTCAAGGAGCACAGGGATATCAGGGTACGCAAGGGTTTAATGGACCTCAGGGCGCTCAAGGTTATCAAGGTACTCAGGGCTTTGACGGTCCTCAAGGTGCCTCTGGAACTCAAGGTGATGTAGGTCCACAAGGTGCTCAAGGTTATCAAGGAACTCAGGGCTTCAATGGACCTCAAGGTGCTCAAGGTTATCAAGGAACTCAGGGCTTCAATGGTCCACAGGGAGAAGCAGGTCCTCAAGGTCGAGAAGGACCTCAAGGCGCTCAAGGCGCTCAAGGCGCTCAAGGTTATCAAGGTACTCAAGGTTTCGATGGTCCACAGGGAGA